TATCTGTGTTACCAAACATAGCAACATTGGCTTTTAATGGTGTATATACTTTACCTGTTGTGCTGGCACCTGCCGCCGCGGCTACTGTTGCCGCACTTGCATTTGATATGTTTATTTTTTCAGTTGCTACCAAAGGTCCTGGTGATTGGCTTGCACCTGCTATCTGAATACCTACGCCACCTGCTCCTAAGATACCAAAATCTTGTGTAATAATATTACCTTGCAAGGCATTATTTGCCGCATAACGTTCTTGATACGTTACATTGCCACCATGTGCGAATGCAACGTTAAATGCACCTGTGTTTGTTCCTCCCAGCATTGCACTAGATATCATGCTGTAATCGCCTTCATCAATACCTATAAGGTCATAGTCAAAGTTACTGCTTATAGCCGTATTTGCAGTTCCTACTGCATTTGCACCTACGGCACTTGATTGCACACTTAAATTGTTTGCTGGTCTATCTTCTATTTGCACACCCACACCTACATCACGTAATTGTTGTGGTGTAACTGATCCTTGTGGTGAGATAAACACGTTACCACTTTCTTTTGTTTGTGATACTGCACCTGTTTTTGAATCCTTAAGTCTAACACTGGCTTTGATGTTGCCTTCTGCTGGTCTACGTTCAATGTCATAAAAAGTGTTTATACCAAATTGATTTGATATAATTGGAACTCTAATTGTTTCGCCTGGAGTAAAGTGGTCACCTGCATTTATATCAAAACTTCTAACAGTATTCAATTGTGGTGTGCTGTTTGTGATGTCTTGGTTTGTGGTTGTTACTTCAATTGTGTCTGCAGTAATGTTTGCTGGTATTGTTACACCAACATCAAATAAACTACTACCAATACCACCCATAACTGGTAAATGTATGTTTGCTAAGTCTACGTTTGCTGTTTGAACTGTGCCGTTTGCAAAGTGTGTGTTACCTTTGTTTGTTGCTGGGTTGTCTACAACATTTATATTAGCAATAAGATTTGCAATATCTAAGTTACCCCAATTTATCCACCAATTATTGATGTTAGGCAATCCTACAGTTCCATCACTTTGTATAGTGTCATGAGTATAAATGTCATCACTGTATTCTAACAACATAACTTTTGCACCTAACATTGCATCTGATGTTTCTATTTCAGTAACACGCATAACTCTAAATAATTTGTTTGTGAATCCATACAAACTGTTTGTAACTTTAACTACATCACCTACATCACACACAATAGCACTATAGTCTGCTGTAAAGTTTAACACCATACTGGTTCTTGCTTGACGTAAGTCAATGTTTGCTAAATTACCTACTCTTGCCCGGTCATTAACTAAATTAAATCTAGTGTCTAGTGGATTATCAGGCTCATTTGTGTTTCTATCACCACTTGGTGTGCTTATTACTATGGTTTGTGTTTGGTCTTTTTTGGTTACACTTGGATATTCAGCATCAATACTGTTGTATAAACTGTATAATTCTGTGCTTGTTATTTCAATACTGCTTACAATGTTATCATCATTAAACAGATAAGCATTGGCTTGTTCTGCCACAGTTGCCGCTCTGTTTGATATAACTTTGAATTTACCTTGTTTGGCATCATAGGCAAAATAGGCTTGGCAACTTCTACATATTTCATTAATGTTTACTTTTACTGGTTGATATGTGCTTAACATACCATCTACTTGCCATCTGTCATGTGTAGCACTAGCACCAGCGGCTGTTGTATAGGCTACTTGGGCATTTGAATAGTCGTAGAGGTCGTTAAAACTGTTTAAATCTAAATCAGCATTACTAAGCCCAGCACCATATCTATCGTTACGTAGATAGTCTAACAGCACGTTACTGGGTTCATTCAAACTGTTGTTGATGTCATATGTTATAGCACCTAAACCTTGTAATCCATTTTCAGCATCATAATCCATTTCTATAATAGAATAAACTAAACCTTCGTAATTGGTAGAACTAGTTATAGTTGACATTAATGATTGTGCTGTAACTTTGTTACTTGTTGGAAATATTTGGTTTACAGTTGATTGTGCGTTACCGGCAAACACTCTACAACGTATTTTGTTTGCAATAACAGTTGTGTTTGTGGCATTTGGATCTGTTGCACTACTAACATTTGCACTACCAGTTGCAAAGTTTAACTTAGCATCATCTCTGTAAATGTCATTAATTGTTATTGTGCCACTGTCTGTTTTTTCACCAATAACCATACAGTATACCATTGTGTTGTTTTGGTTCTTGATTTCGGCATCTACAATTATTCCACCCGTGAAACTTTGTCCATAAAACACTGGCACTCTGTTGTCTGTGCTAGGAGGTAATTGTATTTTAACACCTGGATCTTTTGCATTTTGTTGTTTAGGTGGGTCCATTACACCTAAGGCTTTTGCAGTTCCTATTGCTAAACCTGCCGCAACAATACTAGTTACGATAGTTGCCGCTAAAGCAGAACCAAATAGTGTTGTTCCTACTATTGCACTTGCTATTGCTGTAAATACTGCCATCTACACACCCTCATATATATAATTTGTTTCTATTGGCTTCCAACCTCTTTTTTCAAGGTCAAAGTCTGGAGATATCTCCATGTTTGTGAGTGTAAAACCCTTTATTATATCTTTGTCTACTAATGTTTTACCTATCTTAACATATTCTTTTAATAATCTATAACCCAATGTGCCGAATCTATGTTCTGGTTCTACCCACCATGCTAGTTCTTTCATTGTTTTTATTTCTGGTAACCATGCATCACTTTGTATTTGTGCAATTAACATGCCTACTGGTTGGTCAGTTTGGTGGGTTTGGTGGGTTTGGTAACCCAATAATATTACACCTTCTTTGTTAAAACTGTCTAATAACCGTCTTATATAAGTGTCATTGTATTGTGGATTTTGTAATGCACTATATGGTGAACTGTTGGCAAAGTTAATCATCATTGCCATTATGTCATCATAGTCTTGTATGTTTGCTTGCCTAATCATACTACATGTGGCCTATAAATCCAAAGCCTCCGAATCCGCCACCACCGAATCCGCCGAATCCGCCGTCGCCATAGCCACCACCGTAGCCACCACCTGCTCCTGCGCCTCTGTTGTATTCTTTACCAAAGTCAAATTGAACATTATGTAAGTCACTTACTCTGTTAAATGTATTATCACTTGCAAAATATTTCTGTCTATCTGTTAAGTTTGTTCTTTGTCCTGCAACTTTGTTTTCTAAAATAGTGTTTATACTTGCACATGTTACAGTTACACTATTGGTGTTTTCACCTCTAAGAATGTTTGTATTTTCTGCAATACTAAAGTTTGTTATTATACCGTTATAACGTTGAAATATGTTTGCACTATCAACAGTCATATCATCATTAAAAAATGCTCTGTGTATTTTTACAACACCACCTTTAATCTTAGAGCTCAATATCAAACTCATATAATCTTGGTCACTTGGTATACCACTTAAACTTAAATTGATATCACCATTAGTTGCTTTGATATCTTCTGCTATTTCACTTACACCTAGGAAACTACCTAGTTCTGTGTAATCATTGCCATCATATGTGATTGTTTTATATGCACCACTTAGATAATAAGTTGTGCTACCTATAGTAAGGTCAACCATCATACAATGTTGTATATGTGTTTTATCTGTTACTGGTGCTATTGTTGTTGCCATTATTGAACTACCTCCACCAACTCAAAGTCTTCTGTAAAGCCTAATCTATTATGTGGCAATACCACTGTTTTGGGTTTTTTAACTAATTTTAAATGATACCTACAGTTTGTTCCTACTCTTACTCCCCCAGTAGTTAATACTACACCGTCTTGTGCTAACACTGGTCTGTGAACTGGGACTGTAACACTACTTGCATTCCAGGCAACATTACTTGTTACATTGTAAGGATATCTATATGTTCCTGTATTACCCGCTGGTTGTATAACATCACCTACAACAAATAAATTGCCTCCTGGTGTGCCACTTACACTACCGGTGCTTATAACTAAATTTGCTGTGCCTGTGCTACTCATTACTAATTGGTTAAGTTGTGAACTGTTTGCACTACCTTGATAACTTGTTATGTAGTTTAAATTAGGATTACTTGCACCTATATCAACATTAGAACTTACAATAACGTCTAATGCGTCTAAGGCTTCTACAAGATCCCTGTTGTCACTGTATACCAATCCTTTATGCATTCCTACTTTAAATCTATATGGTATAGCATTCACACGTTCAGCAGTAAGTATTCTTCCACTTCTACTAACTGATGATGCGGCAACTTTTTGTTTGTTTATTTCTAGATAAGTTGCATTATCTATAATTGTTTGTAAACTACTCATTATGCTGGTTGCCTCCTACTGCCTACCCTAGTTACATTAAATAAAAACTCTGGATTTTCTGCTAATCTCTCTTGGAAACTTCTTGTGTCAATTGCGTTTATGTTATAGTTTACTGTTGTTCCACCTATGCCCATACCGCCACCACTAGACATTTCATCATTTGGTATAACTGTTCCGCTTTGTTTTGGCACAAACAGTTCTGGTCCTTCTTCACCAACAATATAAGGTTGTCCTGCTTTTGCTGGACCACCGTCTGCTAGTCCAAATATACTTAAGATAGGTCCTGATATAAACTTTTGCACTAATGCTTTTGCTAACACTTTCTTTATATGGTCACCTAAGTCGCTAAAACTGGCTTTACCTGTAAGTATAGCATCTGTTAGTGTATCTTCAAATATTTCTACACCTTTAACTAATCCATCTTCTATAGTTTTACTAAGTCTTTCTAATGGTGTGCCTAGTCTTGTTGCAACATTTTCTAATATTTGTTCCATGTCTAGTATTTGTTCATTAAATGATGCTATACTAGTTCCTGCATTTTTCAATGCTTCAGTAATTGATTGCCATAAACTAAATTGTTTTTCAGTAGGTGGATTTGTTTTTTCTATTTCTGTTTTTACATCTTTTAGACTTAATATGTAATCTTTTAAACCTTCGACATCAAAGAATCCAAATTCACCCGTTTTACCTTCCATATCTTTGATAAGAGAGTCAATTAAATCTCCGACTTCTTGTTGAAGTGCTTTTGTTTCTTCGTTACCGAATAAACCAGCAAAGAATCCTATATCGTCTATACGTTTTTGAAATTTACTAACATCTTCGCCTGCTTTTTCTAATAAAATTATTGCTCTTTTAACATTTGATATGTCGTTACCTGCGCCTCTACCTATAAAGCCACCGCCTTCAAATGCCTGCATGGCCTTTTCTAAGAATTCTAATCTTTCTTGTGCCTCTTTTGCATCTTTGCTTAATTCTGGTAAGCCAGGAACTTTTACCTTTCTTGCTAAGCCTACTATACTATTTGTAACTGCAATAACCATGTTTGCTAATTTACCAAACACAACTACAACATTTGCTAATATGTCTAAGAATTCATTTTTAAGAAAGTTACCTAGGTCTTCTATACTGCCTTTTTCTTTACCAAGTGCAACTAAGAAGTTTGTAAAGTCTAATGTTGCTTTTGTAAGTGCTGGTGCTAACGCGGCTACGAATACATTTGCTACACCATTTATTACTGTTCTTAATTCAGTTAATCCGTCATTAAAGTTTTCAACTCCTTGTATAGCACTTGTAGATAAAACAGCACCTAAATCTTGTGCTCTTTGAAATACTTCTCTCATGGCGTCACCGCCTTGATTAAGAACGTTAACTAATTCAGCACCTTCTGAGTCAAACGCCTT